GCTCGGCTTGCTTCATTGCGATTTTAGCAGCTGTATCTTCAGCTACCTTCTTTGCAAAAGCTTCCAAGTCGATGTTTTGATTGTCCATTTTGATCTCCTGATCTGCGGAAATAAGTTCCGCGCTTTTAGGTGTGTTGTCACTAGCTATATTTGAAGAAGTATCTTCGTCCGTAGCCAGAGACTGACCTGCTAGATCTACACGATTAGTGAAAGTTTTTTTGAATTCTTCGTACTCTTCAGTAGAGTCGAAAGACTTCGCGAGCGAAAAAGTAGCTGCCTGATTGCATGGCACCGAAACAACCGATACCTCAAATAACTCAGCGTCCTTAATCATTAATCCGTCGGTTTCTTTAATGTAATCAGCATCCTTGACTCTGAAACCAACAGAAAAGGCTCCAAGAACACCGTCTTTAACAAGCTCAGCTACATTGCCGGGGGCATTTTTACTGATCTTACATTCTAACTCTAGGCCAGTAGGTCCTGCTTTCATACCTGTGGCTCTACCAATTGGTCTATCATAGTCATGATTGAATAGAATAATTGGATTTTTTTCAAAATTCTGTAACCCACCTTTCTGCCAAGCTTCTGCTGAAATAGTATCGCCCGCGCGATCGAAGTCAGCTGTACTTGCCATTCCACGAATCATGACACTTCCATCATCCCCTTCATGTGCTTTAAAAGTAGATGTAAGATTAAAGATTTTATTCATTATCTTTACCCTCTTTAACTGCAACTTTAGGTGCAGGCTTGACCGCTGCCTTAGGTGCAGGCTTTGGTGCTTCAACCTTAGGCTTTGCAGCTTCTGGCTTCTTAATAGGCGCAACCTTAGTATATTGCTCAAGGTCACTCCAAAATGCGCTTTGTTTAAGCATAGTCATTACACCAGGATATCCACCAAATATATACTTAATAGTAGCACCTGTAACAGGCTGGCGGTGGCCTAAAGCAATATACTCTGCTTCGCTGTGTACTTTTTTTTCTTTAGCATAAAAAGCTGCTAACAGCTTGATTGCTTTAAATCTTTTTACTTTATTACTATTCATCTTCAGTCTCCTCAACTGGTCTTCCACCCTCGTCGGGGTTAGCTGCAGAACCTGCTATATTTGCAGGAACTCTAATTTCTTGTGTGTTAGCTATCTCAGAGAACCCTAAGCGATCTCTAGCTTCTGCAGCAGTAATAATTCCACCATTTACTAGTGAAGTATAATAAGCTGACGCATCTCGTAGTTCCGGTGCTAAAGCCGGAATATCAGTAATGTCTTCGATACACTCAAAACCATAAAATCTTGTCATTGCAAAATTTAATTTTCGAACGATAGGAAGTATAGTCTCCAAATAATAAAGTCGTAAATTTGGACGAATGTTGGCATTGTTACCTGAGTCTAAAAGAATTGGAGGGATTCCAAGTGCCTTTAAAATAATCTTTTCGTTTTCTAAAATTGCACTTTGAAAATCTAACTCTTTAAAACTTACGTTTGTAATAGAGTCTACTTCAATACCACCGTCTAAGATTAAAGGGCGTCTGCCACCTGCATCTGGTCTGTAGCGTTGTTGCCAAGCTAAGATCATGCGGTCTTTAATTTTGTCAGAAAGGGTGTTAGGCGACTTGAGTACAAGTCCTGGAACTGCACCGTTCTTAAAGAAGTTATCCTGAAATTTACGCATAGATTGAATAAGATTCATAGTACGCGCTGCAGGACTTAAACGGGGAACACCACGGTAAATAGAGTGAAAAGAGTTCTCTTTAACATGAATAATCTCATCAACACTATAGTCTATATCTAGCAAAGAGTAGTGAGAGATAAAAGTCTTTTCGTCTGCATGTACTGTTACTTTATCGGCAGGTAGATGATACATATGAGCACCATCATAGTAAATAAAGATATTACCGTCAATAAGAAAGTCAGTAATTAAGTTTCTACGAAAAGAGTTAATATCTTGATAAGGGTTAGGCTCTCGATTAAGTAGAGTCTCTACTTTAGATCGTTTAATGCCTTTGATAACGCCTTTAGTATTTGTGTTAGGCCTAACAAGAGTAGGAATCTCAGCAACATCATCTACGATCATGTTTACACCGCGATTTACAATTTCCAGCTCTTCATAAGCACGCTCATAGCTAAGAGTATTCTCTCGCGAGCTTTCCTTTGTCGCAACGTCATGAAACTGCGCAGGATTTAGCTTTTCGGTTTTTCCTAGGATATTATTATACCAAGCCATGTTTTTCTCTTTGAATCTCTACCCAGCGCATTTGTTTTTTCGCGGTACCTAGTCCAGGGTCTTTACCATAAATTGAGTGAAGTTTTAAATGATGAGTATGACACAGTGTTACTGTGTAGTCATACAGCTCAGCATGATGCTCTTCTATAAAGTCATCCCGAAGTGCTTGTATGTACTCGGGATTGTGTTTGTTCTTTGTTAACCATTGATTTAACAATGGTGTTAAACTGTAAAAGTGGTGAAAGTCAAGCTGCTCTGTCTCATTACAAATCTCGCAAGCGTTCCCTTTCTCATACTTGGATTTTGCCTTGTCTCGTACATACTTTACAACATCACGTTTTAGCTTAGGCATTTGCTTTTGGGTTCCTGATTTTTCATTAGAAGAATTATAGCGGCTTTAGGGTCACTTGTCAATAACTATTTTTGAACAGGTATCGCTAGAAGGATACGGATGCAGTTATAAATGAATATAGTGCGTATCTTAAACCGTCTGCCATGTGAGAAGCCATATTGTGCTTAGGTTTTTCACGAGCTAAGTTTGGGTTAGGATCCCACTGATAAGAATCTAAACAAATGAGGGACTCTTTGCACTGTTGATCGACGTAAAGGTTGTCATTGTCAACGAGGCTTGATACATGACCAATTCCGTCCAATACAGACTTCTTAGCGTTAATGGTGGAGATGCCATAATTCTGCGCGAGATCGAACCTTGTTTGTTGAGCAGCTGAGTCAATATAAATAAAATCAATATCCCAACGATCAATAAGTTTCTGTATCTCAATAGCATGTTGTTCGGTTGTCCTTTCTGCGTTAAGGTACTCATCTACTAAGTAGTATTTTCCTGTATCCCAATCGTATGCAATTACACACAATGCTGTGGGATCTTTGTATCCTACGTCTAAACCTGCGAACACGTCCATCTTTGAGGTGTCTAGCTGAGATAAGTCTTTCACCTGAGTCTCAAAGTTAAACTTCCATATCTGACCTTCATAAGTATTAAAGTCAGCTTCATACTCTTGCTTAAATTCTGCGTCTGACATAGACTTACGTGCTTCTGATATATCAGATTCGGACATACGAGGGTTGTCTCTATAAGTTGCTCGTATGCTACACCATTCTGGGAAATCATCGGTAAATCCTCGGTAGAAAAACTCAGAGAACCAGTTGTTCCGACCCCGTGGCGTGGAAATAAATATTGCTTTTGAGTTTTCTTTGTCGAGAGTGGGTCGAAGTGCAACGTTGAATGCATCCTTGCCGTCAGCGAGTGCTGCCTCATCAAAGATGATAAGGTCATAAGATCTACCTACGCAAGAATCGACTTGGTTAACCGAGCCCATTCTTACAGTAGATCCATTAGAGATTTCGATAACTTTGTCCTTTGCGTTATCTTTTGTAACCTCTAAGTCGAAGTGTTTAATTAGGTTTCTTTGCAGATCAAAAGAGATCTGAGACAAAGCATAGTTGGGTGACATAATTAAAATGTTAGAGCCAGGCACTAAAGACACGAGCTGTCCAATAATGTTGGCAATGTATGTTTTGCCTTGCCGACGAGAGACGGCGGCAGAGACAAAACGGTACTTTGGATTGTTAATCGCGTTGATAATTGCTATCTGCGAAGGTAACGGTGTGACGTTCAATAGATCCAGATATGGGCCTATAGGAAGTTTCAAGAACTTTGCCTCAGATCCTAATTCAACTATTTCATCAGAGATAATATCTCTGCGACTTACTTCAACTGCCATACATTAATCTTCTTTTTTCAGTAGTGTCCAGATTCCGTAGCCTAAACCAATCCAGGCCATTAGTTTTGCTAAGCCGCCGAACAGTATTACTGAACCGCAGATTCCAATTAGCATAGCACCATCCCAAGATGTGCGTTCTTTTACTAGTACTTTAAGATACTTCATGTTGTGTACCCCTCTTTTTATGTCCGTTCCAAGCTACGAAACCTGCAAGACGCAGTGTCCAGTATGCAAGGTAGTTTAATACTTTAAAACCATTTACTTCAATACAAATATCACGGAATAGTCCGTCCATGTGTTTTTGGTCGCGGTATCCAATAGTGGTTCCATCTTTCTTCATAAGAGTAGCATACTTATAACCATAGTCATGTACCAAGCCACCCATTAACAGTACTCCAACAGGAGATAGGAATGTTGCTAGAAACTTAGGAACAGACGCTCCATCGAACTCAAACCCCGCAGGAACTTTATACTCTACACCACTAATACTATAATGGAAGTCTTCGCAGATAACCCACTTACGACTACCCATCAACCACATTAAGATACCTTTAAAAAAACCTTTATCTTTTGTTGCTATTGGCAATGGTTGCATCTTTGGCATCTCAGGGTAGCTAAACTGAATTAAGTCTTCTACTTCTTTATCGCACTTATTTACTACAAATCCGACTAGTACTAATACTCCGAGTATTGTCCACTGCCAGAAGGTTATTGCTAATTCAAGTAACATTTCCATTATTTCTTCCCTCCTACTGCTTCCTTGGCATAAAATGCCGCTACAATTGCGGCTACCGATACAAAGTAAGTAGGTGCCATTGACCCTAAGGTTTTCTGCGCTTCGTCTAGGCCTACAAGACTAGCTAATACTACTGCAAAAGGATAAAGTAACATTCCGGCTAAAGCGAACCATGCCATGTTACGTTGTGCATCTCGCATTGCATCTGCATCTTCTAGTTCCTTACGTTTTGCTTCAAGGTACATTGCTTCTTCTGCATCGGAGACTTTACCGTCCCCGTTAGTATCTGCTGGATGAAACTCTTTATCTACCATTTGACTTTATTTGCCCAATATGCCGCAGACATCTTGCCTTTAGCTATATTCTTGGCGTGCCGTGCTTTGAAGCTTTTTCTTTTTGCCTTCATAGCTGCGGACTCACCGGCCTTCGGCTTCCCTGCCGTTGAAGCTCCCTGCTGGCCGAAACGAATTGTTTTTATTTTGCTGCCCACCTTTGCTACTACAATGTGAGACTTCTTTGGGTGCCCGGGGGTGCGTTTAGGCTTATTATAGCCCTTTACTTTTGCTCTCTTTAATCGAGAGTCTTTCTTTTTCTTTACGGCCACGGACTAATCGTCCTCGCATTCACAAGGATCGTAATCACAGTCCTCGTATTCACAATACTCTTCTTCAGGTTCTTTATAGCCCAAAAATGCTTTTGCGTCTTCTTCACTGCTAAAGGTTTTTAAGTCTTTTCCTTCTTCTTTAACGTACCATATAGCACGCTTTTGATAAATCTCAATCATTTCTTTCCCCGACGCCGCTTGTTACCTGCAGCTCTTTGCCCACGTTTTGGCAGCTTTCTTTTTGGCTTCTTTTTTCCATAAGGCATGTTAGACTCCTTGCATAGTTACCAGGGTTACAATTACACCCGCCAGGAACAATATAATGGTTCCGCCTAATGTTAACATTCTTTGATCCATTTTACTAAGTTGCTCATCTATACTTTCAAGTCTTTGAAAAGTAGTCTTCCAGCGCTCTTCACACTGAACCTCATGCATTCGGTGCTCCATCTCAAGTTTATCTACTTGTCGAGTGGTTTCTAAAAACCTCTCTGTTGTACTTACCGTCCAGTTGACGTCATTAGGTTTCGTTGCCATTGAGTAGTTTTTCCATGAGCTTGCCATAATTACCCTGACCGAAGGGTACAGACTCATTAATCTGTACATTGGTTTGGTTCTTTATGTTGCTTCCTTCGGCTTTAGCAAGATCTGCCTGCGCCTTGATCTCGTCAATACGCATTTTATGAGCCATTTGTAATAGATCAGCTAAGTCTTTACTAGAGTAGACGCCAGATTCCTGGGCTTCTTCGAGTTTAGATGCGATCATATCGTCTAATAAGGAACCGATGTTGTTCTTGTTTCGGTATCCCATATCTAAATATACAGTATCAATGTATTTCTTTACTTCTCGCTTATTCAACACATCTACTACTTGTGATTCGGATACCTGAAGGTACTCGCACACACCGCGAATGTTGCCGTACTGTAGATAACTATTCGCTATCTCTAGTCCTTCAGGAGAAATTGTAGTTAGTTCTTTTGCCATGGTTCAAATTATACTCAAATAGAGGTTGGTTGTCAAGAGATTTTTTTCTCAGGTTAGTCTGCAAGGGGATTATCAAGTGCTCTTTGCAGTTTCTTGGTAAGACGGTCTTCTAGTTCTTTCATGTCTCTGTCCGTATCGGATTTTAAAGAGTCACGTTTAGTTTCGAATCTATCATTTGCTTTATCGATCATTACTCGTACTTTCTCTTCTGAGTCACGAACTTGATCCTCTACTCTATCTGCTTGCTTTTCGATTGAAATAATATCGTCTCTTAGTCCAGACTTAATATCACGGGTATACTCAATTGCTTCATCAAGCTTTAGTTCTATCTGATCATTACGTGCTTCGATTGCACCAGTATCTATATTGGCGATAACTTCTTTCATATCCATATAGTCGTCATAAAACTGGAACCCGGCCCATGCCGCCCCACCTAGTGTTGATAATGCTGTAAGCAGTACAACTGCTTTTCCACCTTTGAAGGTCATGCCTCCAAATTCAAATTCTGCCATTATTTCACTACCTCAATTTCATCTACGAAACTTAAATTCCTGAGATTCTTGATCTCTTGCTTTAGCTTTTCAACTTCCATCCTTTTAACTTGGAGTTCTAACTCATACAGTGAGTTACAGTTGATACGTTCTTTCGGTCCACCGATGGGAATATTTATCTTAGCGTATACTCCCACATCTGAGACTTGGTTTTGAGGAGCCATTGTAAATTCGCTAGGATTATTATTGTATACGTCACTATAAGGATTACTAGTATTATTGTTTAGAAAGCCAACCACTCCAAACTCAAAATTAGTTGCCGCTCCGATCGCATTCTGGCATTCAAAGTTTCCTGCACGAATCCTATCAGAAGCATAAGTTTGAGGAGAGTTTGGCAAATTCAAATTTAAGGAACTCGACTCTCCCCAAGCCCTGAAGCCCACACACACTAGTACTACTATTAACAAATTTTTCATAATATCACTTGATCTTTGAACAAATCCTCGATGCTATAATTGAAGGGTCTCGCACGCTACTTAATATCTTTGACTTGGAACAGATATAGTGCGCTTTCTTTGTATCTCTTTTATGTAAATAAATCTCTACAAGTTTCTTGTCGAGGTGTCGTACTTTTAGGAGAGAAGGTGTTGAAACAAAAGGTACCTTCTTCCAGTCTTTATCAAACACTCCAATGGAATAATAACTTATTTCTTTTCTAGCATTGAACAGTTCCATTTTGGTGGTATATATTCCAACAATGTGAGACGGCTTAAGCTTTGGATATGTTGGCGTCCATTGGTGGGCACTTGCGTACCCACCGGTAAAGACTAAAACCAATATAATAAGCATTCTCATTACTGGGCGATACACTCCGCTGTTACAACTGCTGAGTATGATCCTGCAGGAAATGCTTTGTTATACCCGTAAGTTGCTTCAGAAGATATATCAAACCATACGCTTCCTGCAATACTTAAAGGAAATTCAGTAGTATTATTATATACTACCTTATCTGTATTAAATACGGACATACCTGCATCTGACATTTGGTTGGCAACAGTAGAACCTGTCCAATTAACAACATCCCCGGCTAAAGAAGGGCTGGAAGTAAAACTAATTGGAGTTGAAATTCTTGCATTATAAGCATTCGCTGTAATAATATCATAGCGAATGATAGGGAGTACTCCGCCGTCAGAGCTAGCAGTGGTTAGTTTAGTTGCGGAAGGGTTACCATAAACACCATCTGTATCTGTTGTAACAATACATTTAGAGGCTACGGTACCTGAAATGGGAGTGGTTGCTGTCGCTAGTACGGGAGCGGCCATTATGGTGGCTAGTATAATTAGTTTATTTTTCATAATTTAAATAGTTCCTAGTGCTGTTAAGCACCCTGTTGATAATTATTTATCATATTGGAGATCTAGCATTTCTTCATGCTTGCGTTGTTGGGCTAAACCGAACCGCAAAGCTTTTTTATTATTGGGTATAAACCCATCTTTCAACATCGGTACATCTTCATACTGTCCACCCTTGAGAGCAGACTTATAAGAAGCTGGTATAAAATTCATTGCAAACAGGGCTTGCTCTTGTAGACTAGCAGCCTCTGACATTGCCGAAGCGTTTAAGCCTCCTAACATCTCTTGGAGGTCTACTTTGACTTTCTTTTTTCTTTGTTTGCGATCGTACTCTTCTTGTTCTTTTTGTTGATCGAGCTTATATTGCTTTTCCATCTCCAGACGTAAGAACTCTTCTTGTTGCGGATCTACGTACTCTTGAGGCAGTATATCTGCTAAAACATAAGGTTCTTGATATCCTTCACAAGAAGGGTCTGTCTGTGGGTCAAAGCATGTATCATACCTATAAGTATAAACTACGGAGGGATCTAACACACTTCCTATGCCTTCAATCTCGATAGAGCCGTTGCCCCAGTAGTCTATAGGAATATCTCCTACAGGTATTGCTTTATAGATTGTATTTCCTTCTAATCCAGACCAATCATCTGTTTCTCGAAATATGTAACCATCTCCTAAAGCATTCTCGTTCTGTACATGGACGAGCATTGGATCATCAATATTTTTCACTGCCGTATAACGATAAATAACATTCCCCACAGTAAGACCAGCTTGCTGCGGAAGAATGTTTTGCATTACCCAGTTATAACCAAAGTTAGCAGCATTTGTAGTGCTGCCGTAAACTTCTTCAGAGTAGGAGTAAGAGGAGCAGACTAGCGACACCGCCAGTAGCCCAAAGTGTCTGTTTAGTAGTTTCATCCATACTCTCCTCTTCTTTTTCTTCTACAGGCTGCTCTGCAGTATGAGTTTCCCAGCCAGCTTTTGCATCTTCGCCGATCATACCATCATAGGGGCAAGGTGTTCCTGCCATTAACATTGCATCAAATACACGCTTGTCCTGACACATTACTGATACTGCTGCGACTTTCATGCCCATATCGTAAAGAGTCTTTGCATTCTTCAGCTTTTCACAATTCATATCTCTCATAGTAGTACCCATGGAGATACCTAGTATCTGAGTCTGTACTGCACCCGCAACTCCTACCGTACATAAGTCCGAGTTTGATATATTCATCGTCGGTGTAATTGCCGAAGGTGGTGGAGACTTTAACGTAGTAGTTGATGTACTATTTACGTCACTTCTCGTTGTACTATCAGTAGTAATTACGTCTCCAGGTGCTACAGTAGTATCGTCCTGTGCATGCACTAACGAAGACGCTAAGAGTAATGGAAGTAATATCTTTTTCATGTGTTACCTATATATAGTTTTAATTTTTAGAAGTATACTACGAATGAAGCAAATTGTCAAGAACTTTTTTTGAGTGCTCAGACTAGAATGTTGAGTAGGGTGCCTTTTTTACTTTCTCTGAGTCCGTACTTAGCGTACAGACGTTTCATGAGATTATTTCTTGCTTCCTTGTTAAGGAGGGCCTCCTTGTTAAGGAAGATCACTAACTAGGTTGAGTAGGCCACACTATATTATCTAAATCTGTGACGCTTGAGTTGGCCGCAGGAACGTCTCTCAATGCTGTCCTGTAAGTTTGCCACTCTGCTAAGGTTGTTCCTGCAGGTAATACTGCATCTGCTAGTTGAGTAAAGTCAGAGTTAAATAGTTTCGTGTCTCTCCGACCTCTTATCTCTGCATCTAGTTTTTCTCTATCAAGGACCCAAGCATTGTTTTCCCAGTAGCACCACGGTCCTGGGTACACAGGTTTGTCTTTTTTAAACTCAGTCCCGTCCCAATACCATTTTTCTATATTCCAAGTATCTGTGTCGTAAGGAACGATATGCGCTATACAATCTCCATACCTTTGTCCGTCTGTGTACATATCATCTTCTGAGGGAGTGCAAACGGAGTTAATTTCTCCGTTATCCATTACCATAATTACTTTTATCATACTATATACCCCATTATTTCTGTTTTCTGTCCTGTATGTGTTCTAGTATAAACACTAGAACCCCTTTGTAAGTCACCATTACTATAAGTGGCGATTGTGCCTAAAGTATGGTTCGTATAATCAAATTTCGCTCTTCGATGAGTATACCTAAAAAAGTTCTCTCCCAAGGATTGATATTGCTCATATTTATAATCTATGTAAGGCCCTAACATTACATAGGCTGCATCTATCGAGCCTACTGCTCCTTGATACCATCCCCCATCGAACGCACCAGAACTAGTAGTAAAGTTCACCGCTCGTGCTGCTACGGCTCGAAGCATGGGCTGTTCGCTTGTGAAACCCAAGTCGCTGTTTGATTTAAATACATTTATACCATAACCTGAGGTAGGAGTTGTAAATAGTGAGCAGCGTTGCACAACTGCGTAATCACAGGCTACATTATACGTCATATAAGCCCTTAGAACTCTAACACCTCCAGCGACAAAATCGCTTATGTGCCCACCTAAATATTTTACACCTGTAGTACCTCCTCCAGTAGGTCTGGCAAAGACAAGACAGTCTGTAGCTAACGTATTTGGAAGTGTTACATAAGCTACACCTGTAGGCTTAGTGCCTGTTTGTATAACCTGAAAGACTTCACTTGTTTCATCAATTTGAGTGAAGCCCGAAGAGTTGACTGAGGTTATTCCGTAAGTCATATTTTAAATACCCTTAATTGAAAAGTATTACTCAAAGTTGAAGGGTCATTTGAAGACCTTGATATCGTAATACTGGTTCCGCTTGAAGTAAGAGAGGTAAACTCATGGTTTCCACTCGTCTGCCAGTCCAGCCCGATAGATGAACTAGAAGAGCTAAATCCTGCTTGAGTTACTGTTGCTGAAGAGCCTCCGGCAGCAAGAGTACCAGTATGTACTCCCAAAACTCTAATCGTTCTGTCTGAGGTGTCTAGTCTCGGTATGCTTCCCGTAGGCGGAAATACCTGCAACCCATAAGCTCCTGTAGCGGTGCCCTGTCTCGTTATGCTAAAGTTCCACGGCTGCTGTAGGTACCAAGCGTCTCCGTTGTACAATCTTATGATGTAATTTGAAGTATCTCCTGCAGAAGGCAGCATTGTAGCTGGAAGTGTTAATGCTTGAGTCGTAGAAGTTCCAAAGCCTACAGAAGGGTACCACCCTGTAGATGTTGAAGTGTTGTACACAAACATATTCGGGTTAGCTGCTTCAGGAGTCTGACTCTGGGTAAGAGTAACACTAGCAGATGTTGCTGTTGAAGTTATAGTCTGAGACGAGGCACTTATTGAGGATGCAGAAAAGTCAGCGTCGTAAAGAGTAAAATCAACTGCTCCTATTAACTCAGTCTGGTTTGAGTGAGAATAAATTGAAAGAGTGAAAGACTCGCCTTGCCTCGCAGTTTCATCTACCGCATCGTCATCAATTAATACGTTTACATAAAAGGTATAGTTAGTTGTACTTCCTATTCTTTGACTTTGAGGTATATTTGCCCAGCCTGAGGTATATCCAAGCTCTCCTGATCCTATACTTCCTGAATTTCTAGTAACTCTATACCAAACTCGTGCAGCCGCATTAATTGTACTATTCTGATCAACATTGTTTACAATATTTGTCCAACTAAAGTAATTACTAGTGCTACCGCTGCCAGAAGGTTCAGTTGAAGCAGTTACAGTTGGATCAAAAGTTATACTGGTTATAGGAGTTGTACTTGTTCCATCATCCCAAGTTACTTCAGTATCAGCGCCATTACTTGACCCAAAAGGTGTGGAAGACACAGACCATGCCCAGTTAGTACTATTTGACGAGCTGTTATAGCTATAAGTTGCTGCAGACCTAGAGAGGGTAACGCTTCCTATTTTTATAGTGGCGAAGGTAGAGTTTGAACGGTTACCACTTAAAGTAAAGCTAACAGTGCCTCCGCCTCCTGTAGTGTGGTATAAACTTACAACACTTGAACCTGAAAATACACTATCAAGAGTATCATTGCTGGTACCGTTTTGAGTATTAGAAATGGTGCCGAAGGAACTACCTGACTTACCCGTAAGTGTAAGCCCATAAATAGTATAGCTTCCTCGATCTACCCATTTTGTTTGAAGTGTTGCCATTAGTAATCTACCGGCTCTAAGATAGCTATAAGCTGTTCATCTGAAAAAAGTTGATTAAAATCTGTATCTAACGGAGTATGAACGTTTCCAGACAATACACCATCGAGGTACCACTTGCCTAGTTTGTAAGACGTTTCGTCTTCAACGAGTGTATCTATCCAAGTAATCGTTATTGCCATTAGTTACACTCCCACGTTCAAAGTATTAATATTATATGTTGTCATGGTTGCAATTATATCTCACTTTCCATAAATTGTCAACAATTTTTTTCAAGTTGGTCATGGGGAAGAGTGGTTTGGGCAAGTCTTTTTCTTAAAAGGGTTTACTAATTAATATTTGATTATTAAGAACCACTAAAGTAGCTCCAGTATTCATAATATTTAGAGCTAGGTGACGATCTTTCTCACGGAGGTCGCGTCCTAACATGTTGTATACTAATGCATTAGTTGCAGCTTTAACTAGTAAGAGTTTTCCTACAGAAGGTTTTGAACCGAAAATAGGGTTGCCTTCTGCAAGACCGCACTCTGGAGTACATTTTATTACTTTGTAAGTTTGTGCAGTATCTATCAACTGCATTGATAGATAGTACTTGTACTTATTCTGCTCGCTCTCAGTCCACGTGCTGTAGGTGTTAGTTGCACACCCTGTCGATAATAATACTATAATTATAAATAATTTTTTCAAGGTGCTCTCCTTTGCGCTGTGATTGTAAGTACATTTTACTCTGGTTTGAATAGATTGTCAAGAATTTTTTTTCGAGGACCTAAAAAAGAAAAACCCTCCGAAGAGGGTCTAACAGGGCTATTTGAAAGTATATCTTATCTCAGTCTCTAGGCCATTCTTTTGAAAGTCGTTTGTGCTCTCAATTTTACCTTTTACTACAAGGTTCGGAAGTATTTTCTTTT